TGTTATTGTTGGAGTATTGGTAGGAGTGCTTGTAGGTGTTGATGTTGGTGTTATTGTTGGAGTATTGGTAGGAGTGCTTGTAGGTGTTGATGTTGGTGTATTGGTAGGGGTACTTGTAGGAGTTATTGTAGGAGTACTTGTAGGAGTTGAAGTTGGAGTACTTGTTGGAGTAGGTGTAACAGTAGGTGTTGGAGTAGGTGTTAATATACAAAGATTTGAATATTCTAAAAATTCTGTTTTTTCTCTATTTGAATCCAACCAATTTATTTTATATAAATCGGTATGCGCAGGAGTAATTTTCTTGATATTACTTCTAATAGAATCTTCTATTAATTTTTTAACACTATCGTCTGCCTGTAAATTATGTATATTAATATTATAATATTTGCTCTTACTTGTTGGTAATTGCATTTGAAACCAATGTTTTATTTCTTCCACATAGTTTCTTTCTCCTATTGGAATATTCCACTTTAATGGACCTTTATCTATAGATAAATCAGATGCAAAATATATTTGTGAGATTTCTCCCTGTGTTAAAGATTTATTGTACATTAAAATTTGACCAATATCTCCAATTAGTTTATATGCATCCTCAACCTGAATTAAATCATTTAATGTAGTATTTTTTATATTTGATGCACCTACCAATAAAGATGATTTGTAATCGTATTGTATTTGATATTTTGCTTTATCGAATTTTTCATCAGCTACTAAAATAGTATCTATGTAATATTTTGCAGTACCATTTGTTGAATCGAAATTAAAAACAAAATTATGCCAGCCCGGTGGCAGATCTTTAACATCATATGTCAATTTCAATAATCTTCCATCTTTTCCATTTGCAGTTGCTATTTTAAATTTCCAACTTAAATTTTTATCTAATGATCCAAATTTTCTTAAAAATTGATAACTGCTAAAATCACCTAATGCTTTGAAATTATGGTTTTCTTTTACTGTTGCTAAATCTACTGTTAATAATCCATATAAACTTAATCTAGAAACTAATGCTCCTTCGGAATTTATTAAGTATGCTATTTTATCAGAATCATCAATTAATATAGCCAAGTCTTCGGTTTTATCAGATGTTTCCACGCATACTTTGCTTATTTTAGGTGTCTTGATAAAGTTTAAAAATCTAAACTGACCATTATATTCAAAACAATCATCATCTATCAAAGCATTTTTTCCTATGCTTTTTGTAAATTCAAACCTGTCTTCGGTTATATTAAATTTTGTTATTTTATCTTTTTGATGAACCAACCATAAATTATTTTTAGCATCACAGCTTATTTGTTGCATTGGTCCTAGATTTGCATATATCTGTTGGTCTTTATATAAATTTCCACCTATAACTTCCCATAAACTATTTTGATTATCGATACATGAAGTATTACCATAAGAGTATTTTAGATTATCATCTAAATCTATTTCAATTCTTTTGTATTCTTTTGTGAGTATATTAGTTGTTAATAAAATTCCTTCGGAATTAAGTTTTACTACTTTTTTATCTTTTACACAATATAAATATAAATTTTCTTGAGAATCTATTTCTAGTTGATCTATATAAGCTATATCGTTTTTTATATTAATAGTTTTTTCAATTTTTCCTTCTATGTTATATTTTCTTAATATTCTATTATATGAATCTACCACCCAATATCCGAAATCTATCAATCTTTGTATTATATTATTTTGACTATTTGGTTCATATGGAATAGATATATTATCTATATGAGAAAGTTTAAAATTTAAATTGAAAATATTTCCTGATGTGGAATCAACAACAGTAAAAAGAGGTGATGTTAAGGAAGATTCATTTATAAATCCAAATCCACTATCGTAATAATTTCCTATTATTTGATCTCCGTTTATATTACCCCAATCTTCAACTCTTAACCATAAGGAAAGTGTTAAATGATTTTTTTCTAATAATACATTTTTAGCAGGAAATACTATATGGTTTTTTCCATTTAAATTTAAATATTCTCCTTTAAAATTTGAATCTTCGTTTCCAACTATGAAACCATCGTTTGTATATGGTGTATTGTCTATTAATGGTGAACTGGTAAAATTTGATATATCTAATATTTTGGATCCTAGTGGATTGTAAAAATCTGAACTCAAATATGTCAAAAATGTTTTAGAATTTTCTTGTCCAGAACGGAAGTATATATACTGCCCACCGGGTTCGAAAAATAAAGACGATGGTTGATCCCAAACTTCAAAATCAACATCTGGATTTAACTTTTCGTTGTACAACAAATCAGTTGCTCCCAATGCCGTATCGGTTGTATAATAAGCGGAATTGAAATATCTATCCATCCACTTCTTTTGACCCATTGTATTTCCCGATAACCATGTACACAACCATGTTCCATCTAATCTAGGCATAGACGGAGGCTGTGGCACATTTGGCGTTAGTTCCTCGTATGATATCTGTCTAGTATATATTCTATCTGAAACATAAGGCAATTCTCCATAATATGCCCCATCTTCTATCAAACCTGCATCCTGTACCGATATTCTTTGAGTTGTTGGTGGAAAGTAAAAAACTGTGTTTCTATCAGTTTCAAATTTTTTTAAATATGTATTTGTAGTAAACCCTAAATATATATTTTCCAATCCATTTTCTTGATTGGTTCCAGAGAATATATTATTATATACTCTTCTAATCGATGGATAATTACCAATATAATCAACACCTCTAGAATAATTGTATTCCGGTGTTTGATAATTTTTCAATCCATGTATTTGTAAATCATAATCTACCGTTTCGGTGATATCGTCAAATTTTGGATTTTTATATGGAAAAAATGATAAAAAATTTTGTTTATAATTTTCTTTTAAACTTTCTTCGGTTGGTATTAAATCTTTTTGGGATAATAATGGACTAGATTCATATATACAAAAATAACTATTTTTAATGCTATCGGATAACAAATTATTTCTTTTATATGATATAAAGTTTAATATATTAGAGTTTCCTAAAGAAGAATTTAAATTATATGATACATTAGTAAGTGACAATATTCTATTTGAATTTATAGTTACTGCTTTTGTATAGTTACTATCATATGAAAATAATACTATGTTATCTTCACCCAAAAAATAATTGAATTTTTGTGTATTTGAAGGCGGTGATATTCTAGATGAAAAAAATAAATTATTAGAATTATCGTAAGTTAAAACATTTCCGTTATATGATTCGATTGAAATTGTATCATCATCGAATATTATTTTCATGGTATCTAAATATGAAAAGCTATTATTGTATGATTTATATAATATGTTTTTATTTTGATATGTTGAAAGTGTTAAAACAAAAGAATCTGTTGTTTTTAAAGGAGTTTCTATCTTAGAAAGATTTGTTAAAATCTCCGGAGAATTTTTATCTTCAAACATATCCTGTCCTGATAAAAAATTAGTCAAAACAATTCCGGTTTTTTTATTTATTTTTATATCATTTGGATCTTTTAAAAATTCATATATATTTGATTTAAATCCATTATTAAAAACAAAATATGTTTTTTTCATATTGATTTTATTACCCATTAAATTAAAATTAATAGGATACCAATATATATCTGATATTTTTTTTGAATAAAGTTCCATTTATAATACTTAACTGTAAAAATCAGTTTCTAATAATTTATCAATTATAACATCCGATGTTATTTCTTGTAATGTTGTATATGGTAATAAACAATTTATATTATCTATTACTAAATTTTGATCCTTTTTTAAAATGGTGCTTATTAGACCAAATTCATCATTATTTCCACGTAATATAAAAGATACATTAAAACATCTAGTATCATTATTGTATGAAATTTTACATGGTTCTAAAATAGGTTTTTTAGTAAGATTGGAAAAATTACAATATGTTAAATTTATATCATAAGAAAATTTTGTAGAATATAAATTTTTTGTTATATCAAATTGTTTAATTTTTACATTTATTTTAACTGATACAGAAGTCCAATATTTTATTTCATTATCAACGACATATATTTTTTTATTTACCTCATCCAACCAATAATCTGGAAATTTATTACCATTTTCTGTTGTGGTTAATCTATTATCATTATTTTCTGGTATCAATATATTTTCACTTTTACTCAATTTATCAAAAATATATCCTGATGCAGTTTCTATAAAAATAACATCGTAAAAAAAGTCAAATCTTTTTATTTCATTATTAATCAATTCAAAATGAAAATTTGAATCTATGGTACTATATTTTAAATTTAAAGCTGATAATGCATCAGTAGATGGTAATATTTTACCACTAGGAGTTCTCATCCATATTTCACCGGATGTTTGATTCTCTATTAATTTATTCATAACTATTTACAATCTGGATAATTTGGATCATTTTCAACTTCTTTTTGTTTATCGACAAAATCTATATTATATGGGGTTTCCACATTTTGATTTTGAAATGGTTTGAGTATATTATATGCTCTTCTAGATTTAGAAGATAGATCAACAATTGGTTCTATTACTGGTTTATTATTCCAATTAACCACAACCGGAATGTAATAATTAGGATTTACCGATTCAAAAACATATAATATGTCGTTATTTACACCGAACATTCTTGTATATAGCAATTGTACACTATCAAAAAATGCATTTGCATTTGTACCATCCATTATTGGAGCATTTAAATTTAATTTAAATTCAATTTTAGTAGGATTCGTTACTCCTAACTGATAAACATTTGCACTAACTCCAAAAATTTGCGATGTGGCGGTTGATGTAATATAAAATGTTTTATTGCATTTATAATTTCTCGGATCTCCTATTTCAGTTAGAAATGGTAGAGTTTCGGTAGTTGGTTTTTTGTAAAATAAAGTTTGTGTCTTAATTTCATCATCAAATATATATTCAATTTTATATATTTTTTTAGAAACATTTAATGTTGATGGATTTATGGTTAATGATAAAGGAGCATAATCACTTATCGTAGTGTTATGCAAAGAAGTTGTTAAATTTATTGTTTTTTCAAAATTTAGCATTTATATAATACTTAATAATAAGTGTTAAATTTTCTATTTTATTATGTTAATGTTCTCGATACGGTTGTTTGATAACCACAATAACTATACGTATTACCACTTCGACCACAAAAACATCCTCCAAAGCATGGATCGCCATTAAATCCGGGTGGACAACCATCGGTAGGAGTATTGTCAGTACAAGTACAGGTAACAATACCATTACAACCTGTTGATGTTGTTGTAACAATAGTAACTGATATAGAAGTAGAACAAGTTGCACCATTGATAGTAATTGTCATGGTTTTAGTTCCTGCTGTTGATGTGGTGACAGTAAATGCTTGTGTTCCATATCCTTTGTATAAAACAAAATTTCCGGTTAAACTTGCTCCATTTATTTCACCTGTTGTAACTCCTGTTATTGTATATGCTACATTTTCATCGCCTAATAATGATGTATCCAATCCAAAAGTCACCGTTGATTCGTTTATTGTTTTAGTTAAACTATATAATGTTGGATAAACTCTCCAATCTTTATTTTTTGCAGTAACCCAATTACATGAACATGTTCCTGTATTATTATCTACATATATAGACCATTCTGGTGTTATGCTTGGTGGTTTTTGTGGAAGTTGATTAAATATGTCATTTAAATTTGTTGCTGACATATTGTTGTTTTTTATTGATATTGTTCTTGTTGTATTTTGTGTTAAAGAAATATTAGATAGTCCACTTAAATTTCCCCCTATATTATTATTTTCTAAATTTAATGTTTCCAATGAAACACATTGAGACACATTCAAAGTACTTAAATTATTACTATTAAAATTAAGTGTTTTTAAACTAGAACAATTAGTCAAATTCAATGATGCTATAGATTGTGTGTTACATGTCATTGTTTGTAACAATCTACTATTTGATAAATCTATAGCACCCCCAAGATTGTTTGGTGAATTTACTGTTATAGTAGTTAATGCCTGTCTAGGTTCTATATAAAGATCAGTTGATTGTGTAGTAATTGTTACACCAGAACCATCCGATGGTGTAGTTGTTATAGAAGGCTGTGAACTCCATCCAGACCATAATACTGGCAATGTACCAGATCCGCTACTAGTACATTGATAACCTCTCTCATCATTATTGGTTTGAATTGTTGTAAATTCTGAACCATCTATCCAACAACCCCCCTGTCCACCGTTACCAAAACTTGTAGTTGAACCCGCTAATCCATTTTCTCCATCTTGCCCCCATGCTCCACCATCTCCACCGCTTCCGGTAAATATAGAAGCTCCATATATTATGCCAGCTATACCTGACGTTGGAACAGACCCATAACCTTGTCCATTTCCTCCTTTTCCACCAGTGTATGTTGTACATACTCTATATTTGGTATTGCATGTACCAACAGTTGAACCATTACAATCAGAAGCATTGGTATAATATTGACAAGAAGAACCACAAGCTGCTCCAACTGTACAGTCATTTGGAGTAGAACAATAATTTCTTCCTTGACAATTGAGTATGCAACATTTATTACAATAAGAGGCTCCTCCACAATTTGTAGATGATGTTAATACTTCTGTTTTAAATGCTCCACCTCCACCGCCTCCTCCACCACCTCCACCATATATATTTCCATTATTAGTTATAATAAGGTTTCTTCTAGTGTATATAGCAGTTCCTCCTTTTCCACCATCAAAACCCGATGTACTACCTCCTCCTATTGCACCAACTCCTGCTGCTCCTAATATTGAACCTTTGTTAATTATTATAACCTGATCATATGATCTAAAAGTACTTGCACTATCGGCTGGAATAGTTATGGCTGGTGTTAATGGATTATTGGAATATATATTTACCCCAGCATTAATTGTGATTATACCTCTTAATTTTTTCCCACCATTTCTATTCCAATTAAATCTACTAGCTGCTCTAGTACTTATATATGTCCATAAATTTAAATTTTGTTGGTCAGTAGTTATTGTATCAACTACTGTTAACCAACTACCATAATATCCTAGTCCAAGAGATGCCATTAGCTTTGTCCTCCCAATACATTAGTTTGACTTTGTAAAATTATATTACCGATACCCTCTACCCAATTTCCACCAGATCCTCCGATTCCACCGTTTTTAATTGGACTATTATTACCATTTGATGCAGTTGTTCCCCATGTACCACCATTTCCTCCAGTTCCACCGTTTCCTGTTCCTGCTAGACCAGATCCCGCAGATTGTGTATATCCTTGTCCCAATCCACCGTTTCCTCCATTAGAGGATGACCATATTTTTGTTTTACAGAAATATTTTGTTCCACCAGAAAGAGTTTTTCCATTACCGTTTGAATCACAACATTCTGGACAATAAAAACAATCACTACAATATTGACTACAATTATTATTGGTAGAAGTACAATCATAATTTCTGGAATCGTTCCATTGTGGTAAAAGTTTACTAACCGGACAATCATCACAGTTACTGACACTACAACAATTATTAACTTCTCCTCCTAAAGTATATGTTTCTTGTCCACCACCTCCACCACCACCGCCTCCACCTCCACCATATATATTTCCATTATTATTTAAATATATCTGTCTTTGTACTTTTAATGCGGTTCCTCCGTTTCCTCCATTTGTACCATTTGTAGGTGTTTGATCCCCTTCTCCACCTGTTCCGATTGTGCCACCCGCACCTAAAATAGAACCATTGTTTATTAAAAATATTAAGTCGTATGGTCTAAATAAATTTGGTGGTATTAATAATGCAGGAGTGGAAGGATCGGTTGAATATATACTATATCCTGCTGGTATAGTTATAATTGCCTTTAATTTTTTACTAGTATTGTTCCATGAACTGTTGGATGTTATAAAATTATATAGATTGACATTGGCTTGAGTAGTTAGATTTAAAACAACATTATACCAACTACCATAATATCCTAGTCCGAGTGATGCCATATCATTATGATAATAAATCTCCTACAAGATACCAAGATGTACCAGTCCAGTATGCGCTTGCCGCTGAATTTGTAAATGCCAATTTTTTAAAATCGTTATTTGGTGTTGATAATATAGTGGGTGATCCTGTACCTTGTGCAAATTGTACTACACCAGCACCTACTCTTATTACGGAAACTTGTGTTCCTTCCTTTAAACCAGTTGGTAATTGGATATTTATAGTAGTTGTTGCATGATTTGCCAAAATTGTTTTATCGTGATCATCTTGTGTTATCTGATAAGTTTCTGTTTTTGTTATAGGTGCATTTGGATCATTTTTTATTGTTCCGTTAACCACGAAAGAACCAGTTGTAGATAATGTACCAAATACTGTAACGGCATTACCATCTGCTCTTAATTTTTCAACATTGTTGGAGAATAGTGATACTACACCATTTGCTGCTCCTCCTGCTCCTATTATTGGACTAAATAAACCAGTATCACCATCAGATCCAAAAGCATAACCATTGGTTGATGAATCAGCATTAGATGGCGCACCTTGATTTGATCTAAATCCAGTAGCCGAAACTCTTCCATTTACTGTTAATTTTTCGGACGGTGTAGTAATTCCAATACCAACATTTCCAGAAGGATCTATTCGCATTGCAAATTGTTCGTTTGATACTAAAAATTGTATATCCGCATTAGCATGACTTGTTGCGAGTTTTAAATCTAAATTATCATGATTCCAGCTTAAATAAGAAGCATAAGAATCATCTGGTCCTCCCATTACAACACCCGCATAATTTTGACTTGGTGATAATAATGATATATAACAATTAGCATCATTTTCAAATACTCCAACACTATTAGCCTGTGCTGTTACCGTACCCGCTGAACCATTTTTTACGTGTAATAATCCTTCTGGTGATGTTTCCCCCCCAATTCCAACCTTTCCATCACACGTTATACGCATCTTTTCTGTGGCATTAGTTCTAAAAATTATTGGATTACAATTTTGTTGATCTATTATAAATGAACCACCAAATGATCTAATCCAATTATCATTTTCTCCATTTCTAATAAATTCTAATCTATTTATATCCTTTCCAAGAGCTATTCTAACATCTCCGGTAGTTGTATCATCACTCACATGTAATTTTTGAGATGGTATCATGGTTCCTATTCCAACAAAACCATCATCATTAAAAACTATATCCCCTCCATTTGCATCTATAAAATGAGCAATTGGTTCTGTTCCGGATTGAGTAACTTTTAATGCAGGACCAGTTCCGGTATTTTCAATTGTCATTGCGGATGTAACCTGTACTTTGGTATCCAAATATGTATATGATCCCAATACAGTTAAATCTTTTGCGATTGTTACACTGCCACATACATTTAAATTTTTTGCAATACCAACTCCACCATCAACTACCAATGCTCCTGTTGTACAAGATGTGCTTTCTGTGTCATTGTTCAAATCTAAACGTCCACAAATATTAAGATTTTTTGCAATACCAACTCCACCATCGACTACCAATGCCCCTGTTGTACAAGAAGTGCTTTCTTCTGTTCCGTTTATATTAACCGTACTAGTGTCAGCATTACTACCAATTTCTATATTTGTAGCATTTCCACCAAAATTAATTGTTGTGGTTGGTGATGTATTTAACAAATTAAAAGTAGCAGTAGATGCTGTTAAATCTCCACCGTCTATATCAACATCACCCACGACATTTAAATTTCCGTCTAAATTAGTATTTCCTAATACATCCAAAACATAACCACTCGATATAGTATTTTTGTTTATACCAACTGTGCCATGCATTATGTTTTTACCAAATGCAGTAGAAAGTGGGGTATTAAAACTAAATGCTGCTAAACCAATTTCTCCACCTATAGTACGAACACCTGTTTTTGAAGAATAAAAATATCCCGCATATGCACTTGCTGGTGCAACTGCACACAACGCACCTTGTAATGAAAAATCTCCCAAGAATGGTTGATCTGGACTTGCTATAGGGTCGTGTGATGCATCAGGATTTGTTGCATTTCCGTATGTGTGATGGTTTTTTCTGTGATATTTCGAGTGAAATCTATTGCTCATATTTTTAAATACTTATGTTAATGGTGATGTATATTCATTACAACAATTTGATGTTGCATCTTTCCACAGTTTTGTCGGTGCATAATTAACAGGAAATGTGTTCATTAATTCTGCATATGTTATCGGATTTATGTTACAAAGTCTTATTAACGGTAGAGACAAATCATAACACGACATTGCTTTCCAAGACCAACAGAAATCTCCTCCACATTTTGATTTTTCTCCGTCTAAATTTGATGATGAACTATCAGAAAATGAAACGTCCAAATTTTCCCTCAAACTTATTTGAGAATCGTGTAATTTTTTCAATTCTCTATTGACTACATCGGGAATATAAAATTCATTTACACCAATTTTTAATTTTTCATTTTCTACATCTGAAACTAATACAACATTATCTTCTTTTAGTATTGGTATTAATGAAAAATATGTTGCTGATCCTCTGGCTGTTTGTTCTGATACTAAAACAAATTTTCCATTTAATGAATTTCTAAATGTTTTTAAATTTTGAGCGGTTCTATTTAATGCCAAATTATAGTTTATATCTGTTGCAAATTCTTCTTTCTTTAATAATATTTGATCCAAAGACCAGTATTTAGAATCTAATCCATCTCCTATTTTAAACAAGTCAACAAAGTCTTGGAATTTTAAAATTGATTTGTTGGTCGAGACATACAATTCTCTATTTGAAGAATGTTTACACGATGTAAATTTCAATCCATTTATATTTGGTAAATTAAATGTTGTTAAAAATTCACCAACAGAAGAATATTTAAAAACATTTCCGGTAGTTATTATGTATAAAAATTCTCCATTTTCATCAAACTCCATTTTAACTATTTCAGATTCTCCTATCTGAGCAACATCAAATGTGGAATATACCGATTTTGCTAACTCATCAAATATATGAACTTTTAAATTTTTAGTTACTGCATATATTAATCCACTTTCATGGACTGTAAAATTCAATATTTGATCATCTTTTAAAACATCATCATAGTATGTATGTATCCAAGATAAAGATCCACTGTATTGTTTTATGCAATTGTTGTTATAATCTAAAACAAATACATTATCATTCCATAAGAATATTTCAGATGGGAAATCGAACCTGCTATTATCATTTAGTCCACCCAAGGTTCCAACAGTTAAAACCAATCCAAATAAAGGATTTTGTAAATCACTAAAATCAAAATCAAATCTGTATATTTTATGCCTAATTGAATCTGCCACATATATGGATGTTTCATCTTCATTTACTGTAATTGATTGTGGATTAAAAAATAATTCATCCATATCAGATGCTTTTAAAAATTTTATTTCTTTACAATTTTTATCTTTTTCAAAAAGTCTGAATCTTTTATCATCTAACACGTATATGTATTTTCCTATATGTATATCTTTTATGTCTGTGAAATATGATGTTCCCTCTGATATTGCATAATTAGGAGTCTCATAAAACTCAGAACCATAGCTTGGGGTATACCATCTTATACCATCCGATCTATTATCTTGATTTGAACCCATCCATCCATAGTAATATGACGGAGCATTACTATTAATTGTTTGAATATTGTTTTTTAAATAATTTAAATTTTCATCAATTCTGGTTAAACATGTATTGAATATATCCGCATCACCAAATTCATTTGGTTGTATGGAAATATCATTTAAACTATATGGCAATTCTAAATTTGCCTCACTTATAATTCTTATACTTTCTTTGTTATATTCATCCCAATTTTTTTTGACAATAAATGGTGTTTTTTCTGTGAATACTTTTTTAGAATTGTCCGAATATATCGCACTGTATGTTATATAAAAAGTTCCTAATGTTTTATATGTATTATAAAAAGTTTCGTTTTTATTTTTTTCTTGTATATTTCCTTCTCCAAAATTTACAGCATATTTTATGATTGGATTTTTTGTATATTCCGGTGTATTAAATTCTACAAATACTTGATTTCCAGATAAAGTATAAGCAGTATTTAAAAATATTTCCGGTTGTGTTGATGTAGTATATGCCTGTAATGTTTCCCAATTAGATCTTTGTGATATTGTTATATTTTTAGTATTCCAAAAATCTCCACCTTGAAGTAAACCTTGATTATTATTATTTCCATTTATTTCATTAAATGTAGATTCGGGTATTTTTATATTTAAATTGGAACTCGCATTTAAATATAAAGTATTGATTGTTGTATTTTTGACTCTAAGTGGTGACAAATCATCACCGGGTCTTATGGTAAACACCGTATATGTACCATCAACAGCTGGAATTTCCCTCTTCGCTATCCATTTCGGTGCGGACAATATATATGTAATAGTAGATTGCTCAGATTGTATTTTTGCTGGAGTATTTAAAGGATTTGTATTGAACTTTTGTCTTACTATTATACTTCTATTAACATCCAAATCAAAAGATGTCACGGTAGCACTAAAAGTATGAGTTATTCCATTATAGTCCATCAATTTTGGATTCTGGAAAAATAACGAATCACTTGCAGTACTAACACTATAAGGTATTGATTCTGCTACAATATTATAACTTTTAGTAACCAAACTACTACCTTCTATAGTTTTATAATATAATGGAGTATTTGATGGGAAATATTCATTGAATGCAGAAAGATATAACTTAGTTCCAACCGAAGATAAAAAATCATCAGTATATTTTAATGTTAATGTATTAACACCATCATTTGTTGTATCTAGTAATGTATCTCTACTTGATCCTTGTTGATAAACATATCTATCAAAATTTCCATTTGCTGAAACATAAAATACTTCTGTGTTAGATTTTTTATATGCGTATGCAGTAGTTCCAGCGGCTATTGTGCTAAAATTAGAAGGTGTTAATATCGATACTTGATCACTATTTTTCCATGCATATTGTGGATATGAAATAAATTTTAATTGTTTATCAAATTCGCTCGTTGTTAGATTATATAATACGCATATTTTTTCAAAATTGTGTTTCCAATCACTTGTCCATGGTAATTTATTAAAACCATTCAGTGTACATTTTACAGTATGTTTTAATACATTTGCATTTGCTGTATATACATATTCCTTATTATTATTTGTAACTTCTTCTGAAGTTCCATCGGATCTATCTATTCTCCAAGTAATAGATGCTGGAATTATATCTGAAGGTAATGCGGTTTTTATTTTATATACATTATTAGAATTATTTTTTCTTGTTAATGTTGTTTGATTTTTATCAGTATCTAAAAGTATATCGCTATCATTTTGATAACTATTATAAAATACTTTTAAATTCGGGTTTATTATATTTTCCGATGGATATGTATCTACTGAAAATGTATAAGTGTCTTTTAATTCACTTAATGTATTTGTGGTATAACAATTAAATTTTACAAAATTTTCTTTAAAAATATCTGATTGTAATGGTTCTATTTTAATTTTTAAAGCACTTAAAATAGAAGATTTTTGATTATCTGATCTCGTATAAAGATCACCATTTTCATAATATGCTGTTATAGGTGTATTTCTTGTATATGTACCATCATATGTCCAATCCCAAAATATATTAGTATCTTTCGGTAAGTCAATTATTCTTCCATTATATGGAACATTTACTTTTAAATCTATTGTTCTTATTTTATTTAAATTATTTAAATTATTTTTAGGAGTTATTAATAATTTATTATCTGAAAATGCATCATAATAAAATGTATCTGTTGATATTATAATACTATCATCTTGTTTTTGTGAATAAAATGTTATATTTGTTTTTTGCCCAGCATATCCAGAAATTCTAACAGACCATGTATTTGCATTAAAATCAATTAGTGTGTTAGGTGATATTGGATTAGATGGTATATAATTTCCGTTTGTATCTTTTAATAATGATATTAATTTTGTATATTGTGTTATTGGTGAATAATTCCATTTTATTTTAGTATCTTTTAAATCAATACCAGATGAATTTTCGCCATACATTATTTCTGCTGTTAAATCTATGTAATCATTACCTTCTTTTATAGTCTGTACTATTAATGGATATTTAGGAGCACTATATAAACCCTTTAATATAAATTTAGATAAATATTTTGCATCTCTAAATCCTGCTAGAGTAGAAAGTTTTGGTCGTATAGACAATATTGGATTTCCTATAAAAGTAGGTGGATTATATATTTCTAAAACAGATCCATGTTTTGTTTTTATCCATGGTGAATTTATAATATCATATAATTTTTTTTGACCATCCTCTACATAATATATTTTTATATCATTTAATAAATTTGCATCTAATGTCTCACTTTGATATTTTATATATTCATTATCTATACAATAATCACTTAATTTTAAATTTAAATAATTGAAATCGGAATATACATATGTTATAGCTGAAAAATATTGAGATTGTGTATCTGTTATTGCGTATGTACTTAAATAAAAAGATAAACTATGTATATCTGTTTTCTTGGTTAATTGTGTTGATGTTACTCCTACATCATATAAATAATAATAAGGTGGATATGTAGTAGAGAAAGTTACAGTGTCATTAAGATTTGTATTAGATGTAAAACCTTGTTCTATTATATTATTTGTGGTAGCAGTAGGTGTACCATGAATATATATTGAATTTATTGTATTTCTTACTGATATGCCACTTCTAAATAAATCTGAATCTATCACATAAGAAAATGTTAAATCTGTTCCGTTTTTTCCGCTTATAGCATTTGAAAAACTACTATTCGAACTTGAACTTTTTTTCAAAAAATATCTAAGATTTGCGGTATTTAAATTTATATCTGAACTTAAAACGGAATTATATGATAAGTTAAATGTGTTTATGTTAACTGAACTATTTATAAAAGAAAAAGATTGTGTATTTTGTGTATTATCTGGATCATAATACATTATTACAGCAGATGAAAATGGTGTTGGAGCTTTTGAATTTTCATAATATGTATATATCAAATCTTGAAAATAAAAAGCGGGTGGCAAATCAGGAGGATCATCATAAACAAAATAATTATAATGTCCTTCTTGATAAAAACTATCAGGTCTAATTTTATAATTTCCGGTGAAATCTTTTAAAGAAAAAAGTGAATAAAAAGGATTTGTATCAAAAGTATTTCCATATGTCAAAAATTTTCTTTTAACTATTTGTTGTGATGAACATATACCATAAAAAAAAGTTACAGGATCTGCGTTTATTTTAATATTTTTAAAAATTTTATTATCTTTATTAAAAATATAATCATAATATGTAGATGGTACATATCTGGAATCTTTTGGTACAGGGTCATTAAAAAAATACGTTTCTGGTGAAACTATAACAGCCGATGTTGTTAATATATAAGTATTTGCATTAATTTTATTTGCACTAACTGGCATTAAAAATAATTTTGCAGGATAATGTGAAAAACTATAAAGATTGTTACCATTTGGTTCCCCTCTCATATCAAAATATTGACAAAAATTGCCATATCTTTTTTTTCTGATGTTTAACATATCAACAGAAAAATATCCATTAGAGTTTAAAATTGATGCATATACTTTATTTTTAATACTAATATTTGATGTTGATATATTATTATTTTCTATTTCATTAATTCTTACAGAAGGATTATTTAAATAATATATTTCGGATGTATAATAATATTCTTCGTCGCTACCTACATTAAAAAAATTACCACCATTTCCTATTACTGGTGTTATTCGGTAAGTTTCATGTGGCCATTTTCCAGCTTCTGTTATATTATATCCTTGTTCAAATGCCATGTTATTATATAATATTTAGATTAGTAATTCATTTTATCAATCATCTAATAGTCCTAACCCTTTATATAACTCATAATTGAAAAATATATCCAACAAACCTTCATCTTTATACCAGTCGTCATTTGTTGATAGGTTTCTACTAATAGTAGTTTGATCACTATTCCAATCTATTAAATTTTCTATTATTCCCCCGTTCCAATATGGAACGTATTCATAAAATTCGTAATATTGTGTCCAATCTTGTCCCAACCCTATGGAAGTTGCTAAAATATTTACCGTATATTTTGTAGTATCATTAACTATTCCTGTTGGTATTAGTCTATAATCATTTATAGATTTTGTTTTAAGAACTAAAGGTGTTCCAGCCGTTACTGTATATGTTGTGGTATTTATTAAATTTCCACGATTGTTCTTTTTTTCTTTTTTGCAATATGGACATATTTCCACTTTAGCACAATCATTGTGTCTTTCAAACGAAACACCACAATTACATTCTGTTCCTATTAATTTTGAGAGATTTATACTCGCAAATCCCATTATTCTTTTTATAGTTGGTGGATAATTTAATTGCAAATCTTCTGATTCAGAATTTATCATTTGTGCTAGATTATACAATTGTGGTATTTCGCATGTTTCTGGATCAGAACTATTAGAAACAAAATTTGCTATTTTTTCATATGCCACTACTGCCAAATCATCTTGGTAAAATGGTTCTTTACCAAAAATATTACCTAAAAATTGATCAAAGAAAAATTCACTTTTTTGTAATGCAGGAATATGCGCAAATTGCTTCATATTTTCTGCCAAGTTAAAATCTTCATTTATTTTAAATGCCGTATAAACAGATCGGTCATAAAAATTTAGTTTATCAGATATTCCGGTTATATAAAATGATTTACTAGTAGTGGTAAAATATGGCAAATAATTTTCTCCATATTTATTAACCCAACGGGAACCTGTCCAATCACCAGTGGCTTGCAATGATTTGCTCCACTCGTAATATTCCATTTTAGTTGGTTTTTCTTGATCTTCTGGATAAAATAAAAACCCTTGCGGTGATATATAAAAATTATCTATTGTTTTCTTTTGAACTGTATCAAAAACATATACCATGTTTTCTATTGAGTTTATAACATATAGATAATTTCTCATATCACATGCAATACCTTCTATTGCAGTTTCATCAACATTTTCATTTTCATTGAACCATGGCATTTTACTTGGATATTTCGAAAATGCTATATTAGATTTTGGATAATCTGCATATATGTTATCTGCTAAACATAGAGTAGTGCCAGATATTGTGTATGTTAATGTTGTTCCGCTGATATTATTAATATATCCTATTTTATTATATCCATAAGAGAACCATAGATTTTGGTCCATATCCAAGGTTAAATAATTAGGACTTCTTATGCCCTTAAAGGTACTCAATAATGTGCCAGTGGATGTTCTCTTTTGAATAGACCCAAAAGAACCCCAAATGTTTCCATTGTTACATATCCAAACATTTCCTTCATTATCAGATATTACTTCTTGTGGACATGAACAAACCGGAGAACTTATTGTTAAAAGTAAATTTCCATTTTTATCTATTTTTGTTACAAATCCACTTAAATAATTTGAATAGGAAACCCATAAATTATTATCCTTGTCTGTTTCTATTCCAGTAGGTTCTATTAATCTTTGATCATAATCATCAGTAGTAGTTGGATAATAAGAGTTTTGTATAAACCAATTGTATACACCAGTTGGTAAACTTTCTTTTATTTTTATTGGAGTTGTAGCAAATAAAAAATCGCCAATTGGATTAAATTTCAAAACCGATAATGTATCGTGTAAAGAAACCCATATATTTCTTTCGCCATCTAAACTTATATGAGAAGGACTTAATACATTGGGAATAGAATATCCTAATTTTTTTGTTTTTACCACTTGGTTTAAATCAACAGAGCATAATATTTGACCCATTGTTGATACCCTATACAACATACTCATTTCCGAGTCACACAACCATGCATGATAGTTTGGTGCAGGTAAAGATGCTACTGAATATATACCATGAAATCCGGTTAATGCCATTGAATCAGTTTCAAAATCAACCGTATCTATTACTGGCATTTCAAAAGTTTTAACCTGTGCATTTTGTAAATTTGTACTATCAATTTCTCCAAAATCTGAATTATTATTTTTGTAATATTGAGCTACTGATACGGTTCCCGCATTAGGATTTGGTAACCAAATATGTGGATTAAAATAAGATGCTATTGTAGATCCAGTATTAATATTTGCAGCTGCTGTTATATTTGTACTAAAAGCATAAGGAGTAGAAGGATCAACGTAAAAAGATCCTTTATAATAACCTCCAACCTTATATGTTGTATCATCTATCCATTGAAAACGAGGAGTTGGTGTAAAGTTTGTGCTTAGATTTAGTACACCCGCACTAAAATAAATGTCGGGTTGTTCTAAAGGTATATATTTAGCAAAAGGTTCATATTGTAATATACCATTTCCATCAACCCAATCGTCGGGAAAACTATCATCGAATCCTGCTTTTATTATTACTGGTTGAACCGAACCTGTCCATCTTGGATTTGAATGTGGACGCAAACCATTTTCGGTTATTAATAATTTTTCTGGAAATCTTTTTAACACCATATAAGGTGCAAATGCCCTAGCCGTGCTATTGGCAAAGCCTGGTAGTGTCAGATCGGCATTAAAACTATCGCTCACTACTCTTCTTCCACTTGTTTGGAGAGTAGCCCACAATGTTGTATAGTTATCTCCATTAAAAGCTAGATCATTGTTATATATGTCATCAACGAAATAAAATTCTGCAAAACCAGAAACACCAACAGTAGTTCCGTTTATTTGATCTACTTCACCTTCTGCTGTTATTTTCAGTGGTGAATCGGTAGTTTTAATATTCCATATTTGATTTCCATCTAAATCCAAAAATCTCCATTGTGGTTTTAAAAAAGACCATTTATTTTGTGGTTCTTGGTATGGATAGGATCTAGAATATTGTGCATGTAAATCTATAATATTTTCACCAACAGATGCTGTGGTTATTTCTAATCTAAATGGATAACGATTTATATGTCCTGCAAATGCTGGAGGTGGAATTTCATTAAAATATACAGAATCTTTTACATAATTTTCTACTTTTACTGTTCTTTTTGCTGTTAAAACATCAGTATTTGTAAATGCAAATAGATTTATATCATATTTACCGGGTACGGCATAGTAGTGATCCAATTCTTTTTTATCATATATGATAGCACCATCACCAAAATTCCATTTTATTTTTATTAACTCGTCTAATTGTGCATAACTTACAGATACACTAAAAGTAGTAGCCTTAGTATATCCCGTTTCTCTATTTAAATTTATCGATAAACTTCCCATAAAAATATATTAAAAATCTGCTATTTTTATACTATTTGATTTTTCTACTATTTCTATTCTATCTAAAATATTTTCTATATTGTTAAAAATAGGAAATTTGAAATTTTCTATTGTTAAATTTTGTGTAAACACATTAACATCAGTTTCTGGATATGTTGGATTCCAAACAACAAAAGATAAACCGTCTATAGTTAGATTTATATCAGATCTATATGTCTGTATACTATCTACTCCATCAATATTAACTATATTGTTTGCTATTTGATATATGTCTATAATTTGTCCTAATTTAGAATTTTCTCTTGAGAAAGAATCATCGAATATTTTTTTAATTTCCAATGCAATTGCCGAAGATGCTCTTCTTGTGTTAAATGATTTGTTTATCAAAATTTTAGTTTGATTTATATCGGCTAGATTTATACTTGAACCTTCTGAACTTTTTAAATAAAAATCCATATATACATAAACCGGATCTATTGGAATTATTTGAGTTGTTATGGTTTTTACTTCTTTAAGTCCTTCTAAGATAAATTCTTTTTGAGATGGTGTCAAATATTCTTGTCCTTGATTTGAAGGAATTACATATACATATAAATTGTTAAAATTACAAGAATTTGCAAATTTAATTTGATTGTATAATATTTTTGTATCTTGTTGAGGATTTTTTAATCCATTATCATAAAGATATTTTATATGTTGTTTTAAATATTCATCATTGTTTAATAATTTAATATCAGATATTAAATTTTTATAATTGCTTTTAATAAAAATTTCATAATCTGATGCTGTTACCAATCTATTTTGAGATTTAAAATTTTGTGGTGCATTTTTTCTAATGCTATCTACAGTTTCTTCTGGTGAATATGCAGTGGATGGAAATTCATTGCTTATTTTTACATTTAAACAACCATTTGAATTTAAATAATTTCCTGAATCTATACCAGTATCTGATAAAATTTTTGTAAATTGAATGGAATTATATAATATCGTAGGAACTAAATTCATACCACCAACTCCAACATTTTGGATATCTGGATTTATTTTTAAATAATAGATAGCAACAGAATCTCCCTTTTCTAATTTTTTACCGTTTATATCATCTCCAAATGTTATTTCATATCTTTTATTTTCATTGTATCTTACTTCATATACGGTGTCCGTAGCTTTATTTAAAAACAAATCTTGTACTCTTGTCCATTTTTGCCATGTGTCGGTATTATATTTTTTAACATATACAAAAATATTAAAGTTGTCTACTGTTACTTTTGAATCAACCGATAAATAAATTTTTTCATTATCTATTCCACCAGATGTATATAATGGATATTCTTGAAAAAAACCTTCTCTTAGTGTTACTTTATTATCAAGTATGGTTATTTCTTCTACCAAAGAATCTGTTAATTTGGAAAAAGATACATCATCATTAAATGAATATGTTGTACTTCCAACATTTATATAACTATACTTAGGTATAATATAATTACCCTTTGGAATATTTGTCACTGTTAGTTTAACAGGAATAGTTTGTCCTTGTGGACCCACTGGTTTATAATTTAAAAGCTTGACAATTCTATTCATGTTCTCATATAATTGAGATTCAGAAAACAAACTTTCCGATGATGTTTTATTTAGATAAAATAATAAATTACTAAAAGAATATGATATAACATCTATAATAGCAGAGATATTAGAACCTTGATAATTTTGATCGGTAAAAACTTTTCCTCGATTTAATCTATCTATGATTATATCTCTTAAACTTGTGCCATCAAATGCCACATATGAATTTTTGTTAAATATAAAACTCTCGTCCATTATTATTACTTAATCAAAATATTGTAAATTACTGTATAAATAATATAAATATATAAAATGAAATTTAAAGATATATTTGAAAAAGCAGCAAAACAGTATTTAACAGAACAACAGGCTGATGAAATGATGGCAGAAGATCCTACTGTTCAACAACCTCAACCTACTGAAGTATTAGATTCCGAATTACCAACAGAAGAAACTATTGATTTAAATGAAGAAAAATACAAAGCATTGCTTTTAATGGTTCAAAAAGCATTGATTATGGCATATAAAAACGATACAGACAAAAGAAACAATTTGTCTGATTTAGAAAAAAAAATAGAAACCGAACCAAAAGAAGCAGAAAAAACACTTCAATCATTTTTAGATAGTACACAATCAAATTTTCCAGAAAATAGCTTTTAATATTTGATTTATTTTAATTTTATGATATATTAGTTTTAATGATCGAATTAAAACTTTCCCAAGAAGAATTAAAATATATATTAGAATCTTTACTTTTCTCATCTTCTGTTGATATTTGTGCAGATTGGTATAAAGAAGATATTTCTAAAATGGTAGAAATATGCAAAAAATTAAGATTACAATATACTAATATACCAACAGAGAATTTATATATTTCTCAGATTGAAAATTCTGTATTTTCAGAAGAAAATACGGAAGATATTTTAAATTACTTTCCAGAATTAAAAAAATAAAAACTATATGAAAATAGCAACAGTAGGAACTCACAGTACAGGAAAAACAACATATGTTCAAGATTTTTTAAAAAATTGGCCTATGTATGAAACGTCACAATCTTCTTATAGAGATTTGATCAAGAACGATAAAATCAGACACAGCAAAGATGGAACAGAAGAGTCTCAAAAACAAATACTAAATTTTCTAGTAGATCAAACTATAGAATCTTCAAAAAAAGATTTTGTTATTTTGGATAGGTGTGTTTTGGATAATTTAGCATATACATCTTGGTTGAATTTACAAGAAAAGGTTTCTGATAGGTTTCTAGAAGAAACCAGACTTATTGTAAGGGAAACCTTAAAAATGTTTGATGTTATTTTTTTCTTTCCCTTAACAAAGGTGGCCGAGGTTCCATTAGAAGATAATGAACTTAGAGATATCGATCCAATCTATAGAGAAGAAATTGATAATATTTTTAAAGTATTTCAACAATCATATCTCCGAGCAGATGGTAGAGTTTTCCCTACAAATGAATGTCCTGCTTTGATTGAAATTTTTGGTAATCCAGAGCAAAGAATTAAAATGACCGAACTTTATATTACTAAAGAAGGTAAACCATTTGGTGAAGAGCAAAGTTTAATATCAGATATCGTACCTGCTACATTTAAATTGTAAATATTGGTATGAAATTTGACATTTTAGTTGAAAACTATTTAGAAACCCTTTTAGAAGGAAGACCAAAGACAGATCATTCCAAAGAAATTTCATTGGATTTTGATGATATTGAAAATTATATCGAAAAAATGTCTGATGATAATTTAAGTAAACCTATATATTCAAAAATTTTAGAATTTTTAAAACAAGATAATGAAGAAAATCGTTTTACCATTTCTAAAATTAAATCTATAATAGAAAACAACTTAAAGCATAATTTTGATAAGAAAAGTCCAGTCGAATTCAATGCTAACGAATTTATAAAATTCTTTATAAAAGAAAGAAAATCTTTCTCTCCATTTGAAGAGAAAAATGATGAAGATTCTACAGAGAATGAATCTTCCGAAGATGAATCATCCGAAGATGAAAATTCAAACGAAGAAACATCGGAACAAGAAACTGATGAACAAGAAAACTCTGAAGATTTTAGTTTTGATGATTCCGTTTTCAATAACCTAGAGAACAAATTTAATTGACATCTTTTTAAAAACTAGTATTCTGGTATTATGAAAATACCAGAAACTTATATATTAAATAA